ACGCAATCAACCCGAAATGCACCAGCCCGCCGAACACCAGCCAGATCAACATGATGATCCAGAATGCCAGACCTAGCGTCATGGTTATGCCCTCCACGGGACTGTTCCAGTGCGTCGTCATGCAATCATGCTCGCGACATCAGTCGAAACATCGCCGCATTTCATCGAGCCAATCGCCATCAGTGTCGCAACCGCCAGATCGATGCGCCCGTAATTGCGCCGCTTTTCCGGCATGCGGTTCTGCTGCGCCGTGCCAGGACTATGTCGGATCACAGTGTTGGATATGCACCAGCGCAGCACCGGATGACCACCATGGATCAGCCGACCCTCGGTCACCGCCACCTCGAATTCCCGGATTGCCGGCGAATAACTCTTGTAGCCCTGAACGTAACCTTCCATCGGCAGCGACAGCCCAAGCCGCGCCATATCAGCCATCAGACGGTTGATGTTCCACTTGTCGTATCCAATCCGAGCCAGGTTCATGCCCTCGGTTTCGCGCGCAATGTCGGCCACTACATATTCGTAATCGATCGTTAGCCCCGGCGTGGCGTTGAGGTAACCGTTACGGTGCCAAGCGTCATAGGGCGCACCGTCGCGCTGCGTTCGTGTCAGCAATGTATTTTCCGGCGTCCATGCCATCGGCTTGAGATGAATTCGACCCTGATCATCCTCTGCCGCCAATACCAGCGCCGTCAGGTCGAGCCGACCGGACAAATCCAGCCCACCGAACACATGCCGACCGTCGCGGAAGATGTCCTCATCAATCGGTTCATCGCCCTGGTTCCAGACCGATGGCGTGCAAAGCAGATCGCTCGCCGCCGCAATGCGCTGGTTGCAGCGCAGGTTGCGGAACGAACTCTCGGCCGATGGCAACCGCTTGGCCTGCTCGGCTTCCTTGAACAGCGTTTCCGTGTCGAGAAAAATACCGAGCGCCGGGTTACAGGCGCGGATCACGGCAGGGTCGAATACGTCGGCGTCCTTCGGCGCCGCAGTCAGATCGATAATCAGCGACGGGTCGATGCCGCTCAAGCCATCATCGATCAACTGCGACAGCGGGTGTTCATCATCCTCGGCCTGCGTCGACAGGATGATGCCGAGACACCTGTTGCGCTTGCCCATCGCGGTCCTTAGCGCATCGAACAATTTGCGATCCCGCGTCTGCGCCATCTCGTCATAGGCCCACCAGCTGGGCGCCAGACCATGACCGCGCCTGGCGTCAGATGACAGCGCCTCGTATTTGGAGCCCTTGCCCTTGCCCCCCGTCACCTCGATGTGACGCCGCTGGCCGCCACTGCGAACCCGCGTCACAGCCGCAAACTCATCCACCGCCTCGATGATCGCCGCCATCTCGTCGTGCATCAGCGCAGACTGCTGCCGATTGACCGCCGCCGAATAACACTCGCCGCGCTCCTCGGCTTCCGGCCCGATCAGATGGCACAGCGCCAGCCCCGCAACCAACCCGGTTTTGCCGTTGCCACGCGGTTCCGACCGCACCGCAATCCTGACCTCGCTGGAGCCATAGACACGCTCGATAAACCGCCGTTGACCCGGCAGTAATTTCAGTTTGGTGCCGAGTTTGATGCCCTTGGTAATCGGTAAAAACTCAAGAAAAGCAATTACTTGCTCAACGCGCGACAAACCTTTTTTTTCCCAAGGCAAATGTCGTTTTCGCTTGACATTGAAAGTAAGATTTCGCTGCGCCGCACGCTGAACAGCTGTCTTGTTACCCATTGATATCCTTGAAGAATTTTTCAGAATGCGAGGGAACTTTTTGGCCGCCGCTCGGCCCGCTTTGATGCCTATTTTTCCGATATCCCCCCCTGGGATACCTTTTTAGGTCGTTTTGTTCCTCATATCTGGTATAATAGGAACTAAAGTTCCTGTTTTCTTAGTTCCACACTACCCAGACACCTTGGAGCTAGCCCATGGATGCAAGGGATCCAGTGGGTTCCCGTTCTCGTCGCATCCCTCGGTTAGTACACCTGGGTTGTTGGTATTTTCTTTCTCAAACCATTGCTTTGCTAGGGTGAGATGCAGGTCTATGACCTTGGCCCTGGTAGGATCGGCCTTGATCCTGCGTTCTAGTTCGTCCCTGTCTGGCTTGAGCAGCACCATGTCCTTGGGTGCAACGTTCAATTGCCCACACCACCAAGCCCGCAGGGCGGCCGATGGTGCGAGTAGGACTACCCATGCGGTATGGGTACTGGGTGCCCGTGCCAGCGCACGCATGCGGCTGTTACGCTCTTCCAGCACCAGGCCAACATGGTTGTAGGCCAGACTGCCACGTTCACGCCCGAACCCCATTTCCTTGGCGATGGCATCGAAGTCTATCACGGTATCGTCAGGCCCCTTGTTGGCCTCGACATAGGTGGATTTACCGCTACCAGCAGGCCCGCATACCAGCATCACCCGGCAACCAGGCTTTGGCAGGATCGGCCTAGCCCTGTTCATCCTTTGGGTCGCATTGCTGGTGCGGGGTTCGACCTGGTTATGGCAGGAACTGCATAACGGCTTTAGGTTTAGCGGTTCGGATCGCAAAGCAGGCGCGCGGGCGAGTTCCTTGCGGTGATGGACATGGGCGGCGCGACCGAGACCGACGAGGGATTGGCCGCAATTCGTGCATTTCCAGTCGTAATCGTGCAGCGCCTGCTTTCTGGCTTTTTGCCATTCAGCAGTTCCGTAGAACTTGTCTGGTTTCATGTGAAACTGGGGTGTATGGAGCTGCACGCATGTGTTGCAGCCTACAACGAATAGGGCCGAAATATGCACCAACTGTTCCAACAATCAATCCCTAGTGGAACAACTCTGTCGGGAAGCGAACCGACACCATGGGTAGGGCATGGTAGTGGGACTGTGCCCTAGTTCCTTGGACCCGCTCGCACGCTACACGGCAGCGGGTTCCTTTTTTAGATATCGTCGGGAATATCGTCCAAGACCATTCTGGCAACATCGTTCACATCGCGCTTGCTTAGTCCTGGTTCACCATTGGCCATATCCACAATTTCCCTGAGTGCCCTTTCCAATTCCCAGGCGCGCCGGACGAGTAGTTTATTTTCTCGCTTCAGAAAATCGGCATTTATACCTTTGATGGTTTTCATGGTTTCCGCTTTATGGGCTAGGGTTGGTTCGCCATCGCACCTCTGAGTTTAGCCTGGCAGCGATACTGTCTGCGGCCTTGTCCCGCAAACGATAGAACGATGTTCGTGCCAGCCCGCGTTTGCGCAGGATTGCGCTGACTGAACGATTAGTTGCGGTTGCGAATGCCCATGCTTCCAGGTTTTCGCGTTGGTCGCTCGGTAGCCACGTCAGCCACGCAAGGCTTTCTTCCCATCGGGTTATTTCCTGCGGCGAGACGCCGGCTGATCGTTCCCAGGATTGCCAGACCCGTTCGCGCTGCTCGCCTTCGTTCCAGTACACCACATCGACAAATTCATGGATTGGCTTTGCTGGCCAAGCAGAGCCTGTTTTGCCGTTTCGGTCCCTTGGCAGGCGGCGATCGATTTCGAATGCTTCGACTAGGCGGTCGCGGACTAGCTCGCCGGTCCAAGGTGTGGGATGGTGGGCGCAGTTCATCATGTTTATTTTGGTGGCCGCAGCAAAAGACCACACATCCGCAAGACTGTCGCAGCATGCAATCCCATATCGACTAGGATCTGCTTTGGCACCTTGACCATTATTTCTTTGGGCAGTTTTGTTTTAGGTTTTTTGGGTTTTTTCATCGTTCTTTTGCCTTCCATGCTTGAAACAAATTGTCGATGTCGTGCCAGATAGCCTGCGCTATGCAAGGCTCGGCCAGTTCGCGGCGCGATTGGACCTCACAGACAGAGCGCACCACATGCGCGGCCCTTTCCTCATCCTCGATGTTCTTGGTGGTGTAGCCGTTCTCGCGCAGGAACGCCCAGAACACGGGTTCTTTGCAACGCAGTGCGGCTTGCGTGACCGGGCTTAGTTCGGACCATGGTTTGCGTTCCGTCGCGTCGGTCATGTTTTCCGATCTTCCTCGGCATCTAAATCGCGCGCGACCCGAAAATTGATTTCCTGCGCCACCGTTCTGAAACTGGATTTTGCACGCTCTTCTATGCGCAGATACAACGCCTCGGGTACCCGCAGGTTTACACACATCAATGGCGCAGTCGGCCTATCGCGGCGAAGTTTGCGTGCCGACATGCGCGTTTGTTTCATGTCAACGTCGACAACTTTCATCACGCAGCTGCTCGCTCGCCGTAGAGGTTTTCAAGCTGGATGATTTTGGCGGCAATCTCTTTCAGGAATAGCACCGCCTCGGTTTCCAACTCGGCAATCCGATTGTCGTCGCGGGAAACGCGCCGCACGAACAGCCGCATGCGTTCGGGCAGGCGCGGATCGTAACTGACGAAATCGCACCATTCGCGTCCGGTGCACGCCATCTGAAACTGGATCTGGTCGATGTAGCAGGCAGGCGTTGCTTGGCCTAGCAGCGTATCGAGGTGCGTGCTTGTGTTTGGCACCTTGATCTCGACCATGCCATCATCGCCAACCAGGCCATCAGGCGAGCATCCAGCGTCGGGGATGGTGGGATGCGGGACGAACGCCACCTCCCTGACGCTGACGCCGTGATAGAACTCGTAAGCGTTTCTGGCTTCCGGCTCGGTGTCGGTGCCGTGCTGCATGGCGGCGTTGGTGAAGCCCTCCGCAACAACGCCGGTCAGGCGCTCGGCAATCAGTTGCGCTGCGTAGTTGGCGCGGCTGGCGCCGTAGCCGGATTTGGTTCGCGCTACCATGTTGGCCACGCGGGATGCGGTAACTTTGCCGAGGCGCAAGGCTTTCCACTCGTCCGATCCCTGAATGATTTCGTTCATGGTTTTTGTTCCGCTTTTGCCGCCGTTTTTGCTTCAGCTTCGGCCTGCCAATTGTATCGATCGCGTATTCCTTTTTTCT